AAACCGCGCCGCCGCCGTTCTGAGGGAAGCACCGGAGTGGGGCCCTCTTTCCGACGGCGGGAAAATCTCGGGAGGGGGTTCAGCCGAGACCGCCATGCGCGCACAGGCGCGAAAATCTCGAATCGCGCGGCGCGGGCGCAAACGACGCGGGCGCGCAAAGACACGCAGCATCTGAGGCTCTGCCGGGCGCAGTTCATCTCGGCGGCATTGGGAACCACCGCCGGTGCCCGGAGTCATCTCATCATCCTCCTTTTTTGACTGGACGCGGCGTTCGCGCGCTGCGTCTGGCAGAGTCTCAGAGAAAGGATTATCCACATGGCGCGAGAGGACATGATCCGGCAGGACATGCAGCTTGTCGGCACGTACAACGCAATATTTGAGCCGACGATCAAGCAGCTGGCCAAGACGGAGCGTGAGCTCTCCCGCGCCGAGAAAGAGTGGAAGAAGCAGGGCGGGCAGCGCATCTGTACGATGGTCAACAAGACCGGCGCGGAGTACACGGCCAAGAGCCCGTACTGGACAGCGGTCGAGGATCTGCGCGCGACGGTGCAGGGCCTGCGCAACCAGCTCGGCCTCACGCCGACGGGCCTCAACAAGGCAAGAGCCAAGAGCGTCCCGATGGGCGGCACGAGCAAACTTGAGCAGCTGCTCTCCGAGGCCAAGAGTCACGCGGAAGAGCAGGCCGCGCAGTACCAGCGCGAGGTCGACGGCTTTGTCGAGGCGACGCTCTCCGGAGAAAACGGGCTCTGCGAGGACGCGGTGCTTGCCTGTAAACGCTACGTGTCAGACTTGGACACCGGCAAATGGGAGTTTCGGACGGAGCCTGCCAACGAGATCATCGCCATCATCGAGACGATGATCTGCCACCAGCAGGGCGAGTTCCTGGACGCGACGCCCCTGCGCGGCACGCCGTTCCTGCTCCTGCCGTACCACAAGTTCATCGTCTACAACATCATAGGATTTTATATTCCCGGCACGAAGATCCGGCGCTTCAAGGAAGCCGTGGACTTCATCCCGCGAAAAAACGTCAAGACGACGTTTGCGGCCGCGCTAGCCTTTGCCCTGGCGCTGTACGAAAGAGCGTCCGGCTCGAAGGTCTATGAGGTGGGCGGCGCGCTAAAGCAGGCACTCGAGGGCTTTGACTTTTTGAAGTACAACTGCACGCGCTTGGGCGTGACCGTCAAGGATGAGCCGGAGACGGGCCTGCGGATCATCGACAACAACATGGAGCGGTCGATCTCCGGCGATGTCGGCGACGGCATGATCTCCATCAACGCTCTGGCCGCGAACCCCGACAAGCAGGACTCCTTTAACTGCAACATCGTCATCGCCGACGAAGCGCACACCTATAAGAGCCCGCAGCAGTACCAGATTCTCAAGGACGCGACAAAAGCCTACACCAATAAGCTCGTCATTATCATCTCGTCCAACGGCCCCAACGCGCGCGGCTTCCTGCTCGGCCATCTGGGGCTCTGCCGGAAGATTTTGCGCGGCACGGTCACGGGCGACTACGCGGACACGATCTTCTGCTTTTTGTGCTCCGCGCCGACGATGGACAACGGCGACGTTGACCTGCACGACCCCGCGGTCCTCAAAGCAGCGAGCCCCGGCTGGGGCTACTCCATCCGGCCACAGGACATGATCAACGACGCGGCCATCGCGGCCGAGAACCCGATGCTCCGGCCGGAATTCCTCAACAAGAGCCTCAACGTCACGACGAACGCCGTCGAGGCGTGGTTCGATATTCAGGAGTTCCGAAAGTCCGACGAAAAGTATAACTGGACAATCGAAGAGCTCGCGAAGCTTCCCATCCGCTGGTACGGCGGCGCTGACCTGTCCAAAATGCACGACTTAACCGCCTGCTGCCTCTTCGGGCACTACAAGGGCGTGGACATCATTATCCCGCACTGCTGGTTCCCGCGGCCGGCTGCCGTGGTCAAAGCGACGCAAGACCAGATACCGCTCTTTGGCTGGCAGGAAGACGGCTGGCTCGACATGACGAATGACAAGGTCACAAACCACTCGGACGTTGTCCGCTGGTTCAAAAAGCGGCGCGCCGAAGGCTTCAAAATCCGCCGCGTCGGCCACGACCCCAAGTTCTGCCGCGAGTATTTTGTCGAGATGCAGAAAGAGCGCTTCCCGATCAAAGCGCAGATCCAGCGGTTCACCCTCAAATCTGAGGGATTCCGTTATTTGGAAAAGAGCGCGAAGCAGGGCACGCTCTATTACCTGCACGCCGAGCCCTATGAGTACTGCGTGCAGAACGTCGCGGGCATTGAAAAGGCCGACGATATGGTGATGTACGAAAAAATCGCTCCAAACCTGCGCATTGACGTCTTTGACTGCTCGGTCTTTGCCGCGTGCGCATATCTGGAGGATCTGACCGCCAGCGCCAAGGGCGCGGGCTGGTATGAAACCCGGGAGGAGACAAGCCCGTGAACGTCGCATACAACATGGACTGCATGGAGTACATGCGCACGCTCCCTGACAAGGCGTTTGACCTCGCCGTTGTCGACCCGCCATATGGGATTGGCATGGATGGCGGCATAATCGGCGGCAGCGTACTCGCAAAAAATGAATCTTACCTTCAGAAAGCATGGGACTCCGCCCCTGCCCCCCCTGAATATTTCGTAGAGCTTAGCCGCATATCCCGCAACCAAATCATATGGGGCGCGAATCATTTTATCAACAATCTCCCCGTCAAAAACTCCCCGTGCTGGCTTGTGTGGGATAAACAAAATGGGTGCAACAATTTTGCGGATTGTGAGCTTGCGTGGACATCGTTTTCTGGCGCAATCCGAAAATTTGAATTCCGCTGGCAAGGGATGCTGCAAGGCAATATGAGAAACAAAGAGTACCGCATCCACCCAACGCAGAAGCCGGTTGCCCTCTATGCTTGGATTTTTGCCAGATACGCAAAGCCGGGCGACAGAATCCTTGATACGCACCTTGGTAGCGGCTCAAGTCGGATTGCGGCATATGACGCGGGGCTTGATTTCGTGGGGTGCGAGCTGGACGCAGACTATTTTGCCGCGGAAGAAGACCGTTTTGAACGATACACAGCGCAGCTGTCGCTGTTTGGAGGTGATGCCACTTGAAAGTAAAAGTGCAGCGCAGATCCGCGCAGGACGACGCGCTGCGAAAATTTGTGATCGGCGCGGTCGACCAGGACACGCTTGGCGTGCCGGGATATTGCAGGCTCGCTGACAGCCCGGACGTGCTGGCCGCGATCGGCGGGCTGGCCGACATCGTATCGAACGCGACCATTCAGCTCATGCAGAATACGCCGGACGGCGACGTGCGCGTGCGGAACGCGCTTTCCCGGTTTATGGATATTTCGCCATGGAGCTTCGGCACGCGCAAGGATTTGATTTCTGCCATCGTCTGGGCGATGCTCACGAGCGCCAGCGGCACAGCCTTCTTCCTGCCGGTCACGCGGGACGGGCTGCTTCGCGACCTTATTCCCATGCCGGGCGCGCAGGCGATGAGCCCGGACGAAGGTCAGACGGTATACATCAGCTGGCGCGGCCAGCAGTACGACCCCGAGACCGTCCTCCAGTTCCGGCGCTGGGTCGACCCCGACCACCCGTGGCAGGGGCTCGGGCTCCGGATGAGCCTGCTTGACGTTGTCAACTCGCTCCGGCAGGAGCAGGCGACAAAGAAGGGGTTCATGAGCGACAAGTGGAAGCCGAGCGTCATCGTGAAGGTTGACGCGCTCGCCGATGAATTTTCCGACCCGGCAGGCCGCCGCCGTCTGATCGACGACTACATCACGGGTTCGAGCGCGGGTGAACCGTGGATCGTCCCGGCTGACCTCATGGACGTGCAGCAGGTCAAGCCGCTGAGTCTCTCGGACTTGGCCATCAAAGACGGTGTGGAGCTCGACAAAAAGGCCGTGGCCGCGCTCGTCGGCGTGACCCCTTTCATGCTGGGCGTGGGCACATACTCGGACAGCGAGTACAACCACATGATCAAGACGACCGCCACGACGATTGCAAACATCATTTGCCAGGAGTTGACGCGCAAGCTCCTCTACGCGACAGACCTCTATTTTACGATGTCGACGCGCAGGCTCTACAGCTACAGCACAAAGGAGCTTGCGGACGTAGCATCCAACCTCTACGTGCGCGGCCTCATGACCGGCAACGAGGTGCGCGACTGGGTCGGCCTCAGCCCGAAGGAAGGGCTGAACGAGCTCGTCATTTTGGAAAACTACATCCCGCGCGACATGATCGCAGACCAGAAAAAACTCACACAAGGAGGTGGAGACGGTGGAACCGAATAGACAGCAGCGCCAGGTGCGCTGCATCCCGCAGGCGTTTCAGACGCGCGAGGCTGGAGATGACCTCTACATCGATGGTTATTTCGCGGTATTTAACGAGGAGTATCAGCTATGGGACGACGTGAGCGAGATCATCAAGCCCGGCGCTTTCACAAATTCGATCTCAGGCGACATTCGAGCTCTCATCAACCACGACACGAGCTTAGTTCTCGGCCGGACGAAATCCGGCACGCTGACGCTCAAGCAGGATGAGCGCGGGCTCTGGGGCAGCGTCCGTATCAACCGCGACGACGTAGACGCGATGAACTTGTACGCTAGAGTCCAGCGCGGAGACGTCGACCAGTGCTCTTTTGGCTTTGCCATCAAGAGTGAGACCTTCCGTGACCTCGGAAACGGAAAGTACCGTTGGGAGATCGAAGAGGTCGACCCGCTGTACGAGGTCAGCGTCTGCACCTTCCCGGCTTACGAGCAGACCTCGGTCAGCGCCCGGAAACGGGATTTTGAGGAAATCGAAAAGCGCCGCCTGGAAACGTGGCGCGCAGAAATGAACAAGAAGTTAGGAGGAAACCCGTAAATGGCAGCACTTAGAGTTTTAGTCCTGAACAGCGAGATCACGGCGCTCCGCGCCCAGCTGACCCCGCTGGAGAAGACCCGAGACGGCTTTGCCGCGAGAGAAGAGCAGCTTCGCCAGGCGCTCGGCGAAATCACTGAGACGAGCACCGACGAGGAGCGCAACGCTGTATCCTCGGCTGTGGATACCTTCGAGCAGGAGCGCAGCGCGAACGCCGCCGAGATTGCCCGTATCCAGGGCGAGATTGACACCCGCAGCGCGGAAATTGCCCGGCTGGAAGCCGAGCAGACCCCGCCTCCGGCGAGCAATCCAGCGGTGTCCAACTCTGACACCAGAAACAACGATCACCACGAAAGGAGCCTTGTACCCATGAACAACACCACCGAGCGCCGTTGGTTCGGCCTCACCTACGCCGAGCGCGACGCACTCATGCAGTCCGAACAGGTCCGCACCTTCCTCAAGCAAATCCGCGAGGCACGCGCGCAGCAGCGCAGCGTCACCGGCGGCGAGCTGGGTATCCCGGACGGCTTCCTGCCGATCCTGCGCGACCTCACGTATCAGGAGTCGAAATTCCTGCGCTACTGCTTCACGACGAGTTTCCGCGGCACGACTCGCCAGAATGTCGCGGGCGTCGCCCCCGAGGCCATCTGGACGGAAATGAAAGATCGGCTCAACGAGATCGATATCGACTTCTGGCAGCTGACGATGGACGGCTTTATGGTCGGCGGCTACATGGCCGTCCCGAACTCTGTCCTGATGGACGACAGCGACCTCTCGCTCACGACGACCATCCTTCAGGCGCTGGCCTCGTCGCTTGCAAAGGCGATCGATAAGTCCATCTGGTTTGGCACCGGCGAGAGCATGCCCGTCGGCATCATCACGCGTCTGGCCGCGCAGACCAAACCCACGTGGTGGGGCTCGCAGCAGGGCGATTTTACCGATCTGCACACGAGCAACATCCTCAAGCTCGATCTGGCCGCAAAGAACGGCGTGGAATTCTTCCGCCCGCTGGTCGCGGCGCTCGCTGTGGCGAAGCCGGATTACTCCAACGGTACGGTGATCTGGGTAATGAACCGCAAGACGCACATGGACATCCAGTCCCGCGCGCTGGCCTTTAACGACGCAGCGGCTCTCGTCGCAGGCGTCAGCAACTCCATCCCGATCGTCGGCGGCGAGATCGTCGAGTGGGAGGTCATGCCGGACAACGAGATCGCGGGCGGCTACATGAGCCTGTACCGCTCGGTCGAGCGCGAGGGTACGACGATTGAGTCCAACACCAACGTCCGTTGGCTGGAAAACCAGACGTGCTTCAAGGGCATGCAGCGCCGCGACGGCAAGCCCGCCATCGGCGAGGCGTTTGTCCTCGTGAACTATGGCAATGTCCAGCCGACCACGACCACGACCTTCGGCAAGGACCGCGCGAACACCGCCATCGGCACCCTGATCGTGACCACTGCCGCGGGCTCTGCCAACGGCAAGAGCGTTGTGACCGTCGCCGGCAACGGCTCCGGCAAGCTCAAGTACCAGACCGCCGGTCAGGCGATCGCAGTCGCAAACGGCGAGACGCTTGATAAGCTCTGGACAGACCTGCCCGCGAATAAGACCGTCGACGGCACGACCGGCCAGACCATTACCGTGGTTGAGGTCGACGGCAACGGCCGCGCGGTTGCGGTCGGCTCCGGCAGCGTGACCGCGAAGGCGGGCTAAGGAAAGGAGGCGGCCTATGTCACTGGACGCCCAGCTGGCCTACATGATGGTGGATCTCGGTATCCTGCGCGCAACCGAGCAGCAGGAGACGTATCTGCGGGGTATCCTGACGCAGGCCGCTGATTTTATCACGACGCGCGGCGTTGCGCTCCAGCCGGACTGCGACGCGGACGACATGCTGACGGCGATGGTCGGCGGCTGGATGTACAAGGCGCGGGCAAACGCCGAGGAAAAGCAGCTGCCGACGTATCTGCGCCGGATGCTCAACGACAAGCTCGCGAAGCAGAAGATGGGAGGCGGCACGGGATGATCTACGACAAGGTATGCACCGTCTGTGACCTGCTCCCGGCCTCGTCTCCCCTCCAGCGCCGCCTGCGTATCGCCTCGAGCCACTTTTATTGCGAACGCGAGGTCTACGCGGCCAGATTTTATGCTGGGAAGCAAGCCGGTGTGCAGCTTACCCGGATGGTCAGCATCCCCCGCGTCTTCGGCGGCGAGGACATCAAAGCAGAGCAGTACGTGGTTCTTGAGGACGACCACATTTACCGCATCGACCAGGCGCAGCGGGGCTATGACTCCGACGGCCTGCCGATCACGACGCTTTCGCTCGCAGAGCCGGAGGGCAAGTATGAAATACTCCAAGATTGAGCAGGCGCTCGAGACCGTGCTCCCCGGCGCTGTGTATAAGGTGCAAGCGCCGGAGCACGCGCCGGACGGCTCGCCGCTCACGCGCTACCTCGTCTGGACGCCGACCGGCACGCGCAGCGTGAACGCAGACGGGATACCCTTTGCAACGGTCGGCCTGTGCGTCGTGACCGTTGCCACGCAGACGGAAGGCGACACGCTGACCGCAGAGGTGCTGCAAGCGCTCGCAGCGGCGCACATCGCTGTCGGGCAAAGCGAGCAGTCCTTTGACGAGGAGACCATGACGTATTATTCCGACATCCCTTGCGAGGTGATCTGATGGCGCAGCTCGATACAAAAATCGCGCTGGACGGCATCCGGGAAGCTATCCGGCAGCTGAACCAAGCCAACCTTTTTACCGACGACAACCTTCAGGCGATTTTGTCGGTCGGCGTGGATGAGATGTATAAAAGCGTCCACTCCGCCTTTATCGAGGCCGGGCACCAGAATACCAAACCCCGCCGGACCGGCGAGACCTTGCGGCACTTTACAAAGGCGCGCAAGGTCTCACGTGACAAAAAGGGCGTGCCGTACATGTACGTCACGATCTCCGGCAAGGATTCGCGGCAGCAGAAATACGCCGTCAAGGGCTTTGTCCTCAACTACGGCCGCCGCACGGGCGGCAAAATCAAGGCCGACTACTATTGGTCTAACGCGGTCAAATCCACGTGGGACCGCGCGAACAAGGCCATGACCGACAAGGCAGCTGAAATTATCAACAGCAAACGATGAAAGGAGGCAATCATGCCTGTATTTGATTTGAGATACCTGCAAGTAGCAGAATACAAAGAAAAACCCGACGGCTCGACCGAATACGGCGACCCCGTCTCCATGGGCGACGCGATGACCGTCGCGCTGTCCATGCGTTTCGCGGAAGGGCGCGTATACGCCGAGTCCGTCCTCGCCGAGTACCTGAAAAAGGCGACCGGCGGCACGGCGACCGCGGGCGCGAAGTACATCCCGATCGCGGCGCAGAAGCTTATGTACGGCGCGTACGAAAAGCAGCGCACCGTATCGAGCTCTCCTATCAAGAGTCTGACCTTCGGCAAGAAGTCGACCGGCAAGTATGTCGGATGGAGCTTCTACATGCCGGACATGATCGACGGCGTCGAGAAATTCATGGCGGTCTTCGCCCGGAAGGTGCTCTTTGGCCCGCCCGACATCAACGGCCAGACGCTGGGGGAAAACATTACCTTTAACACCCCGACCACGACCGGCGAATTCCTCGCAGACAAGCCGGGCGAGCTGCTGGAAATTGCCATCGTCGACACGGAGACCTTGGCCAAAGCGTGGTGCGACGCGGTGTTTACGACGCAGGCCACAGACGTGGCAGGAGGTTAACCATGGAAGATATCAAGCCGCGCGAAGTCGCGTGGCGCTTTGACGGGCGCGACTGGGTACTTCGCTGCAACAACAACGTGCTGGCCGAGGTGCAGGAGATCAACGGCGGCGACTTTAGCCCCGTCCTCTCCCTTAAGCGGACGCTCAAGTCGGTCTTGCAGCTGCTGGCCGCGATGCTCAACGACTACGCCGACGAGCAGAAATGGGTGGACGAAAAGGGCTTCGCTATCCGGTACACCGAAAAGCAGCTCGGAAGACGGCTGTCCCTGGGCACGATCGAGAGGCTTGCGCCGGACGTGATGCGCATGGCGATCCTCGCTGTCCGGGACGCAGAGGCTGAGAACAGCTCGGCAGACGAAAAAAACGCGGAGACCAGGCAGGAAGAAGCGGCGGTATCAACTTCGCCTGGTATTTGAATATCTGGGTAAATGTGCTAAAAAACGACGAGACCGTCTTTTGGCGCAGGATGACACCGGCGCGGTGCATGGCTATCTACAGAGAGTATTTCTCCTCCATGGCCACGCCGAGCCGGTGTGCGCGTAATGCGCCGGAGCAGCCTGCGCGCTTGTCGCTGGCACAGTACCTGATGGGAGGTGGCGGCTGATGGCAACGCCCGGCATTAACACAAAAGTCAAAATGGACGGCGAGAAAGAATATCGCGCCGCCCTTGCCCAAATCAACGCAGGACTTAAAAACTTAGGCGCGGAGATGCGCGCCACAGAACAGGATTTTGCAGACAACGCCGATAGCGTCGAGGCGCTGACGGCCAAGGGCGACGTCCTCGCCCGGCAGATGCAGACCCAGCAGGAGAAGGTCGACACGCTGCGCGAAGTGCTCCAGAAAGCCGGTGAATCCTACGGCGAGGCCGACAAGCGTACCATCGACTGGTCGACAAGCCTCATTGACGCGGAGACCAAACTCAAGCAGATGCAGGAGGCGCTGGAAGAGAACAACGCCGAGCTCGACAAGGCGGGCGCGAGCGGCTCGAAATTCCAGCAGGCGATGGATAAGGTCAAGGATTCCGTCGCGAAGGCGAAGGAGGAGGGCACGGGCGCAAAGGGCGTTTTTGCCAATCTCAAGGAATCCTTTGCGGGCAGCAAGGGCGAGACCGTCGGCCTTGGCGACGCGATCGGCGGCGCGGCGGATAAGTTGGGTATCAATCTGCCCGAGGGCGCGACGAAGGCGCTGAATTCCCTCAACGGCATCAACGCCGGGACAGCTGCGGCAGTCGGTGGTTTTGCTGCCCTGATTGCGGCAGTCGTCAAGGTCGAAAAGCAGCTGATGAGCATCACCAAGGAGTCCGCCGAGTACGCGAAAGAGGTCAAGACGCTCGCAAGCGTGACCGGCCAGAGCGTGGAGGAAGTGCAGGAATGGCAGTATGCCTCCGACATGCTCGGCGTCACCTACGACCGCGTGAAGGACTCCCTCAAGGAGATCACCAACAAAATGCAGGAGGCGCAGAACGGCTCGGAGGACACGGCAAAGGCGTTTGAAACGCTCGGCGTCAAGATCGAGGGCACAGATGGCAACCTGCGCAGCGCCGACGCTGTCTTTTATGACGTCATTGACTCGCTCGGGAACATGCAGAACCAGGCGCAGCGCGATGCGCTGGCCATGGACTTGATGTCCGAGTCGGCGCAGGAGCTGAATCCCCTGATCGAGGTCGGAAGCGACGGGCTCAAGCAATACGCCGACGAGGCGCACGAGCTTGGCTATGTGCTGGACAACGAGGCAATCAAGGCCCTCAACGAGACAGACACGGCGCAGCAGAAGCTCCTCAAGACGCAGGAAGCCGTCACGAAGCAGATCTCCGCCGAGTACGCGCCGTATATGACCGAGGCGCTGGGCGACACGGCAGATTTTATCCAAAAAATCGGCAAGGCTTTTGTGGAGTCTGGCGTTGTGGACAAATTCGGCAGCATCCTGAGCTCTGCCACGCAGATCTTGGAGCCGCTGGGCGACCTGACCGTCGCTGTGCTTCCGGCGCTCGACGCAGCGCTCAAGCCGGTTGCAACGACGATGGCCTTGATCGCGGACACGACAAATCTGCTTGTCGGCCTGCTGACGCTCAACGGCGACAAGATCAAGACTGCGCTGGGCCTTAACATGTCTAGCGGCCATCTGAGTAATATGCAGCAGCTGCAATACAAGGGCGCACTGTCCAGCGGCTCGAGCTACGTCTCCGGCATGGGCTACACCGGAACGGGCGGCTACATGGGAGCCGACGGCAAGTGGCATCAGAACGCAGCCGGCACGGAAAACTTTATCGGCGGCGTGACTTGGGTCGGCGAGAATGGGCCGGAGCCTGTCTGGCTGCCGCAGGGCTCGCGCATCGGCACCAATCAGGAAGGGCGCAGCCTCTCCGGCGGCGATACCTACAACTTTATCGTGCAGGCGAATGAAATCCGCGAGATCGACGATTTCATTCGCCGCATGAAAAACCAGAGACGAGTGGCCAGAATGGGGGTGACGTGAGGTGGCAACCAGTTTCAACTTATATTGTTCGGCGTTCGCAATCCTCAAGAAGGACGCGCAAAACACAAACGATCACACGACATCCCCTGCCGAGATTAACAAGGGCGACTTGCTGTACATGCAATTTCAGCCACCGAGCGATGGCACACAGTACAAAAAGCTTGTAGATGATTGGTCGAAAATTACAATCTATCTCACCGCCGCCAGCGACTCGGGCACTATTCGGACGCGCATTGGCGGTCTTGAGCATAGCTTTGATCCGCTAACAGTCACTTATGCAACGAAGCAAGATCGGCATGTCTCCGACGTCGACGTAGAGGTCAGCGATGCTTCTGCCCTTCCGAAAGCCTGCGAATCCGGGTATGGTCTGCCGATTATAGACGCCGCTAGAAATGGACTGTATATGAGTCTGTCCATAACCACAGAATGGGTTTCAATCGTGACAAAATCAACAAATAGACCGTATATCCCGGTCTCTGTTGACGATACGGTAACTTGTGGTCTCAAAATCTCAGAAGTGACGCCATCCTCCGGGTCGATCATCAAATCCGAACCAAACACCTTCACATGGGGCGTAGAAGCCGCTCAAAAATGCATTGCAGAACTCAAGCAGGCATCCGCCATCTTCCGCTGGCGCTCCGGGACGAGCGGCACGATCCACACGATCTCCGTCTCCGGCAGCGCACAAAGCGTCACGGTACCCGCCAACACGTTCGCAGGCACGACCAGCATCCAGTGGCAGGTCGCGGTCACGGCAAACAGCGGCGTGGTCACGACGTCCGACTGGGTGACGCTCTCAACCGCCGATGCAACGCCGACCGCCGCGCCTCTGAGCCCGGTCGACACGGTGATTGACGGCTCAAAGGACGTACTGTTCCAGTGGCAGCACACGATCTCGACCGGAACGGCGCAGAGCAAGGCAGACCTGCAAAAGAGCGCAGACGGCAGCACATGGACGACGCTTGCAACCGTCACCGGCGCTGCGCGGCAGTGGACGTGTCCTGCCGGGACGCTAACTTCCAGCGTCAAATACTGGCGCGTGCGCACCTACAACGCCGACGGCATTGCGGGCGCATGGAGCGAGGCGGCGCAGATCGTCGTGATCGCCGCACCGTCGGCCCCGAGCATCCAGATCAAGAGCACGGGCCCGCGCCCATCCATCAGCTGGCAGACCTCCGAGCAGGAGGCGTACCAGGTGGAGCTGGACGGCGTTTTATCCGGCGGCACGCACTACGGCACGGAAAAGACATGGACGAGCCCCGCGTATCTTTCGGACGGCAGCCACACGGTGCGCGTGCGCGTGCAGAATCAGTACGGCATGTGGTCCGACTGGGGCGCGGCGGCTTTGCCTGTCACCAACACGCCGGGCGCGAGTATCACGCTGACCGTGCAGGCATCGAGCGTCGCGGATCTCAGTTGGCAGACCTCCGGCAGCTACGATTTTTACCTTGTGTACCGGAATGGCAAGCCCATCGCGAAGCTCGCCCAGACGCAGTACACCGACGAGCTGTCCTCCGGCAGCACGACGTACCAGGTGCGCGGCTGCTACAACGATTCAAGCAACTACGGCCTGTCCACGGCGGTCACAGTCGATGTCCGCGCGGAGGTGCATCAGGTGTCAGACTTGGACACCGGCCAGACCTTGAGACTCCCATACTCGGACAGCCAGCACCGGCAGACGACGCGGACACTTTCCCGGCAGGTCGAGCTTTTGCAGCTCTCCGGCGCGTATTACCCCGTCGCGGTCGAGGTCGACTCCGGCACGGACTCGCTCAGCATCACGGCGGCGCTGCTCGATGAGAGCGAGATCAGGCAGCTCATGGGACTTGTGGGCAATCTTGTCTGCGCAAAGACGCCGCAGGGCGACATGGTTATCGGCTACATCACGAGCCTGCCGAAGCAGCACGACGGCTTTTTGAACGTCTTTAATTTCACGGTCGAGCAAATCGACTATGACGACGAGGTGACGCTATGACGCACAAGGTATCTTACCGCGTGGACGTGCTGCGGCGCGGCGCGAAGTTCTCGGAGCTGCGCTGGCTCAAGGACTCCGCGCCCGACGTGCTCGTCGACGCGTCCGGAGACATCATGGGAAGCCTCGGTGGAACATTTATGCACAACCCAGATATCGAGTATCTTTCCGACGAGCTCCAGCCTGTGCTGGAGCTTGACGGGCAAGAGTACCCCTTGGGCGTGTACCGGATCACGACGTACTCGGACACCGTCAGCGCGCAAGGGCACTTCCTCCGGCTCGACGCGTACGACCGCAGTTGGATGATCCAGACGATCAAGACGGAAGGCATCCTGCATCTGGCCGCCGGCACGAACTATCTGACGGCGGTGCAGCAGCTGATGACGCAGGCCGGCATCGGCCTCGTGATCGCCACCCCCACGAGCGAGACCTTGCAGACCGACCGCGAAGACTGGCAGGAAGGAACCGATTATCTCACGATCTGCAATCAGCTGCTGGGCGAGATCAACTACAAGCCAGTATGGTTTGACGGCAGCGGCATCGGGCACCTGGAGCCAAAGGCAACACCAAATGCGGCAAATATCCGCTGGCGCTACTCGAGCACGGATATCCGGCTGCTGGCTCCCGTCTCGCGCGATATGTCGCAGGAGCAGGACATCTTCGACGCGCCGAATGTCTTTGTCGCCATTTGCAGCAATCCGGATTTGGCAACGCCGCTTGTGGCACGTGCAGAAAACAACAGCCCGTCCAGCTCCATCTCCATTTTCAAGCGCGGGCAGCGCATCACACAGGTGGTCAAAGTGGACAATATCGCCTCGCAGGAGGCGCTGCAAGCCTACGTGGACGATCTTTGTTTCCAGTCCCAGCTCGGTACCCGGACGATCACGTTCTACGGCCTGCCGGAGGGTGGGCACGGCGTGGGCGACGTTCTGAGCATCGACGCGTCGGAATTCGGCGGCATCTACGAGGAGACCGGCTGGCAGCTGAGATTAAGCCCCGGCGAGCTCATGACCCATACCGCGAAAAGGACGGTGATCGCATGACGGGATTGCAGACCACGGAGCCGACCGCGGCGGAGCTTGCCACCGTCGGCGCAAAATACGCAGACGGCTTGAGCCTGATCTTCGACGGCCAGACGCAGCCTTCTGCCAAGCACTACAAGTGCAACACCGATATTACGTTTCAGGCGGGCGACCGCGTGAAGATCTGCCGCATCAGCGGCACCTACGTCGTCGAGTACGTCGTAGGCAATCCAAAGTGAGGTGATACCATGCGCGAAAAAATTCAAAATGCGCTTTCGGTGGAAGTGACGGGCGCGGATCTGACGAAGGCGACGAGGCTTCAGTTCTGGCTCAAGCAGGGCGAGCTGTTTTTTGAGTACGCGCCGCAGATCGTAGACCAGACGCATTTGCTTGTCATCATCCCCTTTGCCGACGCGATGCAGCTCGACCCCGGCAAGAGCGCACGGCTCCAGCTGGCGCTGACGGACGCGGACGGCAACCCGCAGGCGGCGGATATTGTCTCGACGCCGGTTAAGGACCTACTCAAGGAGGCGGGATATGCTTAAAATGGTGCTTTCCCAGCCGGAGATTCGGATGCGGATTGAGCCCGCAAAGGTGGTTTATCAGGGCGGCGAGGCGTATGAAGGGGACTATGAGATCACCCCGTCGGAGAAATTGCAGACGCTTCCCACGGCGAACCGGATGCTGGCCAGAAATATTGTCGTCGCGCCCATCCCGCAGAACTACGGGCGGATCACCTACAACGGCGGCGGAATCATAATAACGTAAGGAGTGCACTATGGCGAAAAATGTAAAAATCAGAGACGTAACGTATGAGAGCGTCCCGAATGTGGAAATCCCCCTTGCAGACGGCTCGGGCACGGCAAAATTCGTGGACACGGGAAGCGGTGACGCGGCGGCCAGCGACATCCGAGCCGGGAAAAAGGCATGGGCAGACGGCAGCGAGGTCACGGGCTCCGTCCCGGAGAAGGGCGTGGACGACGTAAGCGTCAACGGTAAAAACGTCACCATCCCGGCGGGCATCTACGACGACCCGGTGACCAAGAGCGTCGGCGACGGCACGGTCACCCCCGGCGCGGCGGTTGCGGGTACGGTGCTCGGCGACACGCAGACGGACTATGAGATTACGGTCACGCCATCGGCGGCGGTCTCCGCCGGATATGTCTCCGGCGACAAAAACGGTGCGGAGATCAAGAAGTACGTGCAAGTGGAAGAGAAGCAGGCCAAGCCATCCACGGCCGCGCAGGACGTGACCCCCTCCAGCGGGAAACTGCTCAAAAAGGTGCGCGTCGCCGCTGTGGACGTGTCCGCGACCGCGACGGAGGACAATGTGCCGACCGGCATCACCTTTTTTTCCAACAGTCTGACCCGGAAGACCGGGCGGGCAAAATTTCCATCGATCACGCAGGACGAGCTGACCAAAGTGCTGACGATCCAGTAAGGAGGGCGCGATGGGACAGAACGTAACAATCGCTGGCGCGTCGTACCCGGATGTCCCGGCGCTGGACGTCCCGAAGACGGGCGGCGGCACGGCGCGCTTTGTGGATACGGCGGACGACACCGTCACCCCCGCGACGCTCAAATCCGGCGTGACGGCGCACGACGCTTCGGGCGCGAAGATCACCGGCACGTTAGATACCGCGCCGCCCAAGGAGTCGGACATCAATTTCTGGGACTACGACGGGACGCTTTTGTATGCGTGGACATTCGCCGAGCTGGCCACAAAGACCGAGCTGCCGCCCCTTCCGTCGCACGACGGACTCATCTGTCAGGGATGGAACTGGACGCTCCAAGACATCAAGGACGCAGGCCGTGAGCTCGATATCGGCGCGCTGTACATTACCAATGACGGCAAGACGCGCCTTTATGTAGATGTGGACACCGAGACGTGGGACGATTTTGTTCTCAATTACTGGCAGAGCACGAGAAACGCCACGACCGTAGACTGGGGCGACGGCACAACCCCGGAAACAAAAAACGCAGATTCTTGGATCGAGCATCGGCATGTGTACGCCTCCAGCGGCTCATACGTGATCACGATGAGTGTCAAAGAGGGTACGACAATGCGGCTTGGGAACGGCTCAAACGGTCGAAGGCTGATTGCAAACGACGAAACCGATAGTGGCCGCTGCGCGATGCTGCGGAGAGTTGAGGTTGGCGCAAGGGTAACAACCATAACTGATCGAACATTTCAGTCCTGTAGTCGACTTGAAAGTATCTCTATTCCACAGAATGTGGAAGTTATAGGATATATAACATTTAATCAGGCAACGCAGTTGCGTGTGATCGTTATCCAAAGCATTACAAACGTGTTTAGGACATTTTACAACTGCACCAACTTACGCGCCATCGCTGGGCCTGGTACGATGGACTATACAGACGAGTACACCCTAAGTAATACGGCTTTGCGGCAATTAAATGCTGCTGTAACGACCGCTTACGCGACGTATGCGCTCGAGCGCGTCCACATCAAGGCTGTCAACGGTCAAGTTGGAGATTTTTCTTCCTGCGTGTCTCTGCTGGAAGTCACCATCCCAGCGGACGCTACAACCTTTGTCACTGCCGCATTTCAGGGCGACTACGCGCTGCGCAGGGTGACGTGCCTCGGGGATATCGCGAGCATCCCAGCGCAGGTGTTCCAACGGTGCTATCCGCTGCGGTTTGTGGACTTTACCCACTGCACGGCAGTTCCTACGCTGGCCAACGTCAACGCGTTCGATGCGACGCACCCGCAGCTGGAAATCCGAGTGCCCGCGTCTCTGGTGGACGCGTGGAAAGCGGCGACAAACTGGAGCTCGTTGGCAGACCATATTGTGGGGGTGTGAAGATGATCGTAAGAGAGCACTACAAAACGCGCACGGACGGCGTGGAGCTGTACCGGACGTATTCAGACGCGGGCTATCTCATCCGGCAAGCGGATACGGGCGCAGAGTACGATGAGGCCATCGACGTTGACGGCGCGCCGCACACCTACACGGAAACTGGCAAGCTTGTCACAGACAATTTTGACATCGAGACGGCAAGCCCGGAGCAGCTGCGTGAGCGGCTTATCGACACCGAGACGGCGGCGAAGATCTTACTGGGGGAGGCAGCACCATGACGTACACGGAGAGGGCACGAAAAATGCGCCCGTACATCGAACAGGCGGCAAGCGCTTTGGACGACAAGACTGTCAGCCTCGCGCCGGAGCTGCTGGGGACGCTGACCGACGACGGCAGCCTCGTCAAGGCGGGCACGCGCATCAACTGGCACGGCAAGATCAAAAAAGCCGCCGTCGACCTCTGGGACACCGAACAGAACACGCCCGACGAAGCGCCTACGCTCTGGGAGGACGTGCAGTACCGGGACGGATACAGGATCATCCCCGAGACCATCACCGCCACGCTGGCCTTTTCAAAGGGCGAGAAAGGCTGGTGGGGAGACAACCTGTATGAGTCGCTCATGGACGGGAATGTGTTTACCCCGACGGTCGCCCCGACGGTCTGGAAGAAAGTATAGCGCCGCCTCCGGGCGAGAAAGGAGACAGATATGGACGACGGAATTCAGGCGCAGGTCGCATCGATCGACGCGCGCTGCAAATCCAACCAGCACCGCATCGACGAGCTCGAGGCGGACAACAAGGCGCTTCACCAGATGGCTACCTCCGTGGAGGTGCTGGCGACGAAGCAGGAGACGATCGAGTCGAACGTGAACGAGATCAAGACCGACGTGAAAGCCCTCAAGGCGCTCCCCGGCAGCCGCTGGGAGGGGCTTATCAAGGCAGCCGTGACAGCGATCGTCGCGGCGCTGGTCGGCTACGCACTGGCTCTGGCGGGGCTGGGAGGCTAGTATGGCAGACGGGCAGAAAAAGCCGCAGCGGAAGACGAAGGGGCGCATGGCGCGGGAGCTGGTCTACTACTGCATTTACGCCCTGACGCTTACGCTCGCGTGGGCAGTGGTCGTCAAGACGGTCGCGGTCATCCTTGACCGCCCGTCCGACCTCTCCGACGTGCTGATCTTCGCGGCGGCGGCGTTCGGCGGGGAGCTGCTGCTCCTGCTGTGTAAGAGAGTATTTGCAAAACCAAATGACGATGGAGGTACATAATGGATAATATCAAAAAGCGGCTGGGCAATTTGCTCAGCGTCAAATCTCTGGTCACGCTGGTGCTGACCGGCGTGTTTGCCTATATGTCCGTTGCGGGCAAAATCTCGCAGGACTTTATGACGATCTACGCCGTAATCATCGCGTTTTATTTTGGCACGCAGAGCCAGAAGACGCAGGATGTGCTGGACGGCACAACGGAGGGCAAGTGATGGCGGTAACGATTGGGCAGGCCTCCATTGATGAGCGTGGCCAGATCACCGGCGGCCAGGCCGGGAACCAGTCCGGCAGGGAGCTCAACACACGCCCGTGGTACGCCAACGGCTGGACGCTGGTCCTGCGCCCGAAGAGCCGGACGGTCGCGCTAAAGATGGTCGCGGCATGCACGGCGGGCGTAAAAAATAAGCACATCGGCTACGATCAGAGCCAGCGGAACACACTCCGGGCGTTCGCCAAAATCGCGCGCTGGAACCTCGGCCAGATCGCGGCGGACTGCGAGACGGACTGCTCGGCGTTTATGGCCGTCTGCGCGGAGGCTGCCGGGGTCAACATAGAGCCCGCCTACACGGCAGGCAACGCCCCGGCAACGTTCCAGATGCGCCAGCAGTGGGGCAAGACGGGTGCTTTTGAGCTGCTTACAGATCGTAAGTATCTGGATTCGCCCGATTATCTGATTGCGGGCGACGTGCTGGTAAATGAGAGCCGCCACACCTGCATGGCGCTGACGGACGGACGATTTGCAGAGGAGGAAAAAGAAATGGTTGAAAAGAGCAAGATCATCGTAGACGGCAAGGAAGTCGCCGTGGAGCGCATCCTGAAGGGCGGCACGAACTACGTAAAAGTGCGTGATCTCGCTGCCGCCCTCGGGCTCGAGGTGAGCAATCAGGGCAATATCGCCGTGCTGACGCATAAGTAAGCTGTCTGCCGCGCCCTTCCGGAAGGAGGGACGCCATGGCAAGCGCAAGAGTCCATATCCCAGACGACTTATCCGGTTTGCTGCAAAGCGAGTGGGAGCGCGTCATACGCGAGGCCGGATACAGCAGGCAGGACGCCGAGATCGTGCGCCGCTACATCGTGGGCAAAGCGCCACAGATCGACGTGGCCGTCGAGTTGTGCATGGAGCGGAGCACGCTGTCAAGACGCCTGCCCGGGATTTATACGAGGGCGCGGCAGACAGCAAAGAGGCTCAACATGATATAGCAAACCCCGGTGTCCAAGTTGGACACCGGGTGTTTTTATTGCATCGCCCTGAAAAAAGCGAGGCTCCAAACGCCTTGCTGCTCGAGCGTGAGGCATTTGTCAAAGTTGGCCGTAAACGTATCGATGTCGATTTTTCCGTACTGCTCGGCAATCG